AGCCTGACATCAAGCTCAATTTCACCCGCCTTTGTCGCCATATTCACCACTTCCTTTCATTTTAGATTCTTTAAAAACAAGCATAAAAACAGCGCACACCGTTATGATGTACGCTAATAAAATTTTGCAAAAGAACAGCCACCCCGTTTGGAGTGGCTTTTTGTTTACAAGCTTGCAAAAAAGTTTTGAAATTCTGCAAGAACGGTGTTCATATCTTCGTCTGAATAGTGCTTTGCATTCCTTGACCGCCACTTGTTACGGATTTTGTGCTGTGACGAAGTAAAGTTTTTCAAGACCTCTTTGTCGGTTTCAAGGCGAATTTGAACCGTTCTTGCAAGCGGTGTTTCGGGCCCTAAGCCTTGCAGAAGTGAGCAGAACTCATTCCAACTCATTTTTGCAAAATCCTTTGAATAAATACTGACCCCGTACTCCGAGCGAAAGCTCGACACGATTAAATCAAAGTCATCAATCAGGTCGTAGCCGGGGTCTGAGCTTCCCCCTCGTCAGTCAAATCGCCTGTTGCAATTTTGGCGGATTCGCTGATAAGGGCGTTGAAATCGTGCATATTCAGCTTTAACTTTTCAATCTTTTCTCTCTCGGATTCATCAAAAAGAAGATGATACATTTCGATAACATCTTTACTTTTACCGTTGCCGTCCTCAAAAAGTGCCGCAACTTTGAGCATTGAAACTGCGTCATTGTTGATTGCAAGGTCAACATTTTTAACTCTGACGCTCGGCTTTTCCTCAAAATTAAGCTTGTCTGTAATATCAATTAACTTTGACATAATCGTTCATTCCTTTCGTTTTTTAAGCGGCTGCTGTATATACGGGTTTGCCGTTTGACATAACTTCAAATTCAAGCGGAGCAACACCCGTGCTTGCGCCTGCACCGTTTGATGTAACGGATACAACTGCATTTTTAAAGAGGACGGTTGAGCCGTCGGGGAAAGTCCACATAAACGGAACTTCTACCTTTCTGCCGTTTTCAAATGACAATGCGGCAATCTGGTCGTTACCTGCGTCACCGATTGTACGCTTGCCCTTTACTGAAATTGTGATTGACTTTGCTGTCATAAGTCTTGACTTCCAGCCCTCGTTTTCAAAGGCTGTCCATTCCTCTACGCCGTTGTCAAATGCAACGGAAAATTCTTCGCAGTTAGCAATATTTGTCGTGGCGGATTCCGTGCCTGCCTTGCCGACTGCAAACTGATTTTCATAGCACGGGAATACTCCCGATTCTACTTTTGCCATAATTTTACTTCCTTTCGTAATAGAATTTAACTTCAATGACCTGCTCATACACTCCCTTATCGTCTGTTCCCACATCAATGGGTTCTTCCGTGAGCAGTTCGATTATATAGATTTTGTGTTCCTTAATTTCAACTTTTTTAATGCCGTAAAGCGTTTCGTAAAGTCTGCGTGCAAACTCCTCGGTTTCTCTTGCGTTGTCGGTGTAATGGATAAGCAAAGACACGCTTATTGTATCGTAGGTACTTTCACCGCCGATTGCCCTTGTGGGTGTTCCCGACTGCTTTAATGAATACACACCGATTGACTTGTCCTGCTTGTTGTCAAGCTTGCCAATGTAATAATGCTCAGCTGAGGTAACGCTTTTGAGCCAATCTCTGATGTCCGATAAGTAAATCAAAGTCCTGCTTCCTTTCTGTATAATCTCACAAATGCCCGACTGCAAAAATTCTGCCGTGTACCGCCCTCAAGCCACGGTGTAAGCCACTTACCTCCGGCGGCAATGTTTTCCTCACGGCTGAAATTATACTCGGGATGAAAATACAACCGCCTTGCATACGGAGTGCTTGACACTATTTTAACCGTGCCGTTCCAACTCTGTGCACAATCTTCAAAGGTGTTTTCGTTCTGAAGATTACCCGTATCAAACGGCATTACCTGCGTGTTTTTCACCTGTGTAAGAAGTGCGTCACCTGTCTGTTCAAGAGCCTGTTGCTTTGCCTTGTCAAGCTGTTTTACAACAGGAATATTGAGTTTGATTTTTGATGATACCGAAAATCCCATTAAATCACATCCAATTCCGTAAAATTAACTGTACCGTCAGGGTTGCGGTGTTTTGTACCCTGTACGATGTTTCGTTTTACGCCGTCAAGGATTACAAAGCCACCGCTTAAAGCGGGGCTGTCGGGAGCAATGTCGCCGTCAAAAAGCAAGCCAGCCGACACCTGAACAATTTTCTGATCTTTGGTATAGACCGTCTTTGCCTTTGACTGCATATTACACAAGGCAGAGCCACCGTGCAGGGTTGCTGACGGGTACAAGCTGTCGGAGGGATACAGATTTTTGCATTCAAACACGGTCAGGGGTGCTCCGTCTTCGGTAACACCCTCACCGTAGATTGTGACCTCGACAGGAGTTTTGCAGAACTGCTTTTTTACAAGTGACGGAAATTTCACGGTTTTCACGCACCTTTCAGATTGCAGGATAACAAAGTCCTGTTGATTTTAGCAACGCATAGAGGTCGGCAGGAATTGCCACTCCGCTGATACACATTAAGTTCCAGCTTGCGCCAAATTCCATTGATGTGCCGTTGATTGAATAGCTTTTCAGATAGGAAGAAATCATATCGGCATTTTCTTCTTCAAAAGCAGTAAGTCTGCTATGCACTCTGCCGATGATTCTCTTCTGCATTTCCGAAAGTTTTTCAAAATCAATGCAGTTAAAAGTCAGAACATCAATGTGTTCGGCAGAGATAATGCTGTTTTCATCTCCGCCCTGATGTTCAATGTAATCCGCATACATTACGCAACCGCCGTTGTGTCAACATCGGCATAAATGCTGTCAATTTTGCCGTCCTTGCCGTTCGGGAATACGAATGTGTCGGAAAGCGAACGGTTCTGATAGAGCCAGCCGTCACCCTCTGTGTGTGAGCCGGGAGCAAAGAAGTAAATGCTTGAAATCTTCGGAACAGTCTTGCAGGTTTCACCGCAGGCAACAAGAACATTGATTTTGTGAGCACCTGTTGCAGGCTCAAAACCGCCGTCATCGGGGTTAAAGTTGAAGTTATCGTAGAAACGCTCATCGTCAATAACCTCGATGATAGGGCAACCGTCAATCTCGGTCACTCTTGTTTCAATGCCGATACCGCCCTCTGCAATCTGTGTAAGCTCAATCTTGCGAGTGAACTCTGTTGACTGTTCAAGGCAGTCCATAATGTGAGATGTCACATAGGCAACAAGTGTGCCTCTTGCCTTGTATCTGCGGAGCTTGCCGGCAGAGAGAATTGTTTTGAGCTTTGAATAAGCGTTCTCCTTAGTCCACTCCGATGTCTTTGTTGAAGAATGATATCCGTCTGTTGCCTGAGCCTTTGTTGCAACCTTCGAGAAGAAAAGTGCGTCTGTTTCGGGAGCAACCTGTGTCTGTTCAAATGTCTTTGAAATGTTCTCAACGCTTGCAGTCGAATTTGTTTCATCAACATCTGCCTTGTCAACGAGAAACTCAATGTCACGGTCGTGTTCACAGGTGAACGGAACATCGGTCTGAACATACTTGCCCTTGTTCCAACCGCCGTTGCGATTGTGGTTCTTAAAGCCTGATGTACTCATCTGTGTGAAGTGGAATGTTCTTGCACCAACCCACTTTACATTTGAAGTGATGAACGGTGATGTAAGTGTACCCTGAACGAGAATTTCGAGCAGGTCAGGGCTGAACTGCTCGGCATAGTTATTTGTGTTTGCCATGATTTTTTCAATCCTTTCTTTGGTTAAATATTAAATCTGTTCCATTTTTTGGTAGGAACATTAACCTTTGGTTTTGTGCCGTCCGATGTACCGTTGCCGTCACCGCCGATTTTCTTAACTCCTGTGCCGTTCTCGGCAGGTTTGCCCTTGAGTGCGGGAATATCGTCAAGCACCTTTTTAACAGCCTCTGTCAGTTTTTCCGCATTGACCTTGCCGTCTGTCACAGCCTTTGAAAAGTCTGCAATTTTAAGCACATAAGGAACTGTTGCAATGTCAACGCCCTGTTTTACGGCTTCGAGGGTTGCCGACTGGTTGACTTCTGCCATAAGTTTTGCGTTGTTTGCAGATTCAACTTCCGACTGCATTTTTGCAAAGTCGGGAGTATTCTTAGCTTTCTGCTCCTTAAATGCTCCGATAGCCTGTTTCATTTCATCGGCTGACAATCCCTGCTCCTTAAAATATGACTTCAAAACGGTGTCCTCTGTCACGCTCTGTTTGCCTGTAATAAGGCTTGCGAGCTTGTCATAATCAAAGGCAGGAGCGTTTCCCTGTGGAGTTCCCTGCGGTGCAGGTGTCGGTTCATTGGGGGTTGATGTTGGATTTGGTTCTGCCATTTTTTCATATCCTTTCAGTTTTTCGGGTGTCTCCCGTAATCAGTTTATAGAGTGTCTCTCTGTTTCAGTTTTGCACGGTGTCTCCCGTAGTTTAATGTCTTCGGACAATAAAAAAGCACCTTACATATTCGTAAAGTGCTTAATCCGCTTTTTCTGTTTTAACTGCTTTGGCTCTCGGCTTTTTGGGAGCGTCAGGCTTGACCTCTTCTGCAAAACCGCCGTCAATGAGTTCCTTTGCTCTCTGCTCGGAGCATTCAAAAACTTCATTCACAGGTCGGGTTACATAGCCGTTCTGTTTATCATTAAATGCTGTTGTTACTCTGATTTTCATTCTGTCACCACCTTTCTAAACCGGTCAAAATCGACGGGTTTAAATGCAATAAAAAAGCACTCTGATTTCTCAAAGTGCTGATTTGATGTATTTAGTTCTGTTACGGCAAGTTACAGGCAAGTTAAAAAGTCCGAAAACAAGCCGTTTTTACGAATTGCAAGCCTTTACGGGCAAGTTAAAATAACAAAACCGCCCTTTTTACGGAGCGGTTAGATAAATGGGTCATTACTAATATAGCCGTCTTCTATTAAGCTTTTAAATATATGAGCTTGTTCTTTTTCAAAAGCAGTCAGGTTTTCAGAAAAACCTATTAATTTGTACCTATGTTGTCCATTAACTACATACGGTTCAAAAATTCCAATTCCAGAAGAGAAAAAAGGTTTCTTAATAAGATTAAGGTATTTTTTATATTCAACAACTACTGATTTTGGTGCATTATCGTTTATCAAAAATGCACATCCGTATTGAATAGTACCTGTATTATCAATAGCGTATTTTGCACTATGATAAAACCAATCAACGGGATTATCTATCATTGTTCAACCACCTTTAATGTCATAAATCGTTCAGTCTTTTTTTCGTAATTACCTTTATAATCTTTTACAGTTATCTCTCGTTCTCCAGCGTCAACAACTTCATATGTTGTATTCTTATCAATCAAAAATTCGAATTCAGCAGGACTATCTGAAATTTTGTATAGATAAGCTCCCTTAGTTTCCTTTGGTGCAATAATTTCCAGAGTAGTTCTCGTTGGCTTATCAATTCCACCAAATGCTAACTGTGTATCAGAACACAAGGTTGTGCTGGTAAATCCTTTCTCAGTAAATTTTTTACCAATCATTTTACGCATATCTTCAACCGATGAAGTCGCATTCGTAATAAAATCCACATTCCCCACGGACCGTTTTAATTTTAAAGGTTCGTTCAGCTTGAATTTCGATAGTTCTTTTGATATCTCATCACCAACACCATTAAGGCTACTCACATACTTTTCACCATAGCGTTTTTTAACCTTTTCAAGAGACTCTCCACCTCTTTCAAGAGCGTTGATAATGTCGTAATCACCACCTGTATATCGGTAAATAGAAGGGTTATCATCTCGACTGAACGATACATCTTTATTTAGTTCATAATAATCATTCTGCCAATTTTCAAATTCTTCAACATTACTCAAAGACAGTTGTTTTGTTTCTTTAATTATATCATTATTTTCTGCCTTTTCAACAGTTTTTTTCTGAACATCTGATTTCTGACTTGTGCCTGTATCTATTTTTTTACTCTTTTTCTTTGCTTTTTTTGCTTTATCGTGCCACTCATCGGCTCGGGTTTGGGCAATGCGTTTATTGTCCTCATCAAGGCTGTATTCGGCACGGCGGTCAAAGCGTTCTGCCTGTCGCTGTGCATACTGCTGTTTTTCCTCAAGCCGTTCTCTACGGTCCATTTCTGCCTCTTCTTCGGGGGTGACAGGTTCGAGTGTCGTTATTTCCTCGTAATATGTACTTGTGCTGTCTTTACATCTCGGATGAAACAAACCGTTCTTGATTGCGGTTGACAGCAGAGGATAATTGCCGTCAGACTTCTTGCCGTTTGAATACACATCGTCAATAAACACCTTGCCGATATATTTTGCACAATCGGGGCAACCGCCCTGTCTTGAGTTCACAACAACGAGGGATACTCCCCAATCGGCTCGCTTTTCGCCCTCACCACGCAGATAGGCTCTTTTGTTGGCTGTTTTAACCGCCATATCCGCATAATCCGAGAGCGTATGCCTTGCACCGTTCTTGTATTCCACACAATTAAGACCTGCGTTGAGCATATCTTTGCAAGCTATATCAACGGCTTTTTCGTATGTAACCGCACCCGTGTTCATTGCAACCTGTGCGTTAAAAATCGCCTTGCGGTACTTGTCATTGCTCATTCGCAGAACTGCCGTTTCTGCTCGTTTTAAATCGTCCGTAGTCGATTTTACGAGTGCGTCAAGCTTTCTTTCGTTGACCTTAAAAAACTCGCCTGTGCTGTGTGCTGACGGCTTTTCTGGCGGTTTAAATCCATTCTTTACGGTTTCAAGTATTTCCGCCTCTTGGTCTGAACTGCCGTCAGCCTTTGCCGTGCGAATCATTTCTTCAACCTTGCTGTTAATGCTCTTAAACCTCTTGCCGAACTTCTTCGCATTTTTTCTGCGATATTCTTCAAGGTTCTTTAGCTGTTCGGCTTGCCACTGAGTCCAATTATAGCCCTCTTTGGTTTCCTCTGCTCTGTGGCGGCTGAAATTGCGCATCATACTGTCGATAAGCTCGTTTTCAATTCTCTCAAAAGCCTCTTTAATGCTGTAATCACTCATTGCTTACCTGTTCGCTGTTATCGTCCTGATTTGCGGTATCTTCGGGTTTATCTTCCGATTCGGGATTATCGGGTTCATCGCTCGTGTCGGTAAGGTCAACATCATCAAGTGAAGAAGTTTCTTCCTCGCCTGCAATGCCCTGTTCCTCTTTAATTCTCTGTACCTCTTCGGCTTTCCAATCGTCTGACTTACTGTCGCCGTACAATTCTTCAACAGAGGTTTCAACCGACATCAAACCGCCCTGCCTTGCTTTTGAAACGGTTTCAACCTGACTTTCAAAGCTCGGATTTGCGTACTCGCCGAAGTTTACGGATACCTCTATCCCGTCAACAATTCCCTTGCCGTTAAGCTCACTGTCGGCATTAAGTACGGCAAGGACAAGGCTCTGTAAAGCGTTCTGCGTAATTTTCACAAGGTTCTGCCTTGTGTAAAGGGTTGTCTTTTCCTTTTCACGCTGAGCGTCTGCATTATCAAGCTTCTTCGTATCAATGCCGAGAGTTGACGGAGATATAATGCCCTGTAAGCAGAGGTCGAGGGCAGTAATGTATGAACTCAAATAGCTTTCGTGCTGAATCTGCGGACTTTCGGTATAAATGCGGTTGCCGCTGCCGTTTTCAGACATATCGTTGCCCACGGTGATAAATCGGTTGTCAAACGGATTCGGCGATATTGGCTGACAGGTTTCGGGATTTCTCGGAACAAGGCAATCAGGCACATACTGCTTTGTTCGGCAGGCTCTGAGTGCGTCCATCCACTGTGACCACACTTCATCAAGGCTGTCGAAAGCGTCTGTTTTTATGCTGATAATGCCCGCACCTCTGCCCTTGTGGCACGATTTGCCGTAAAGGACGGGTACAGCCCACATATATGATTCGTCAAATGTAACGCCCTTTGAATCAATCCATGAAAGAGCGTCAACCGTGTGCAGGTCAATCTCTTTGCCGTTGTCATCATACAAAGCATAGTGAATATAGCCGTAACCGTATGTTTCTTCAAAGCGGTAACGGCGGTGTTTTTGCGTGTAATCGGTGTAAAACTTAACCTCTCGAATTCTGCCACGCACATATGTAAAGTCGATGTTTTCGGCAGGATACCATTCAACAATCGGAACATTTGATACAGCCGTGTCAAAGCTGACCTTAAAAGCACCGTCACCGACAACACATAGGTCACGGAGCATTTGCTTAACCGTGTCGGATAGCTTGTTCTGCTTTTCAATGTCTTCCCAACGCTCTGCATAAGCGGTTGAATTTTTACTTGTAACATCTGTGCCGTTGTAGTCGGCAATTACGATATTCACAAGTGTTTCGCAGATGAGTGCCGGCAAGCCCGTGTGTATTTTACGGATTTCAAGCCCCTTTGTGCTTTTTGCCGCCCAAAACATAGTTTTGTTTGTATCAATCTGCCTGTACAGCTCCGCAAGCTGTCTGCTGTTGCCCCAATACCAAATGCGATTGATAAAGCACTCGGTCAGATGATTGCTTGTTTCGGTGACGGTAATTGTTTTGTCGCTTGCAGGAGTAATCTGCAAAAAGTTTTTAATTCCAGATCTGATAGATTCAGCCATTCTGTTAATCAGCCCCATTTATTTCACTTCCAATAATATTTTTAAACGGCAGCCACGCATATTGACCGCTGTTAATGCAATGGTCGTGACCGTCCTCAGGTGTGTTGTCTTTATCCTCTCGCCAGCTGTAAATTTCAAACTCGGCAATCGTGTTTTTGCAATGTTCAAGCACAAAATAACAGTCGGTGGCAAGCCAGCCGAGTACAAGATTGATTCGGTCGATAATCTTCGTTTTCTTCCATGCATTTGCAAAGTCATAGACACAGCCGTGCTGTCGCTTATACTTTTGAAATTCGGTAATAGTCGCTTGGTCGGCGCTGTCAATAAAAGCCGTGCGTGCAAAGCCCCATTCATCACGGTTGCGGTCAAGAAAATCAATAAAATTCTTCACCGTGTCACTCGGGGCAATAGGTGTTTGCATTTCAGCGTTGTTATAAACTCTTTCATCAAGCTGAACACACTTGCCGTGATTGGTAATGCCGTAAAATGTCATTGCGATAGTGTCAGGCGACTTCTGCGAATAGGCGGTATCAAGACCTGCGGTAAACTGAACAAAGTGTTCCGACTTGCGGTTACAGTTCAAAAACTTTCCTGCCCACTCTTTTGATTTGATATGTCTTGCCCTCTCAAAATTCGGGAACACAAGACCTGTTGCTCTGCCTCGCAAACCTAAGATTTTATTTTTATAGAGCTTTGTACCTTTCGGCGCAGAGTTCTTTTTCTTTTCAATCTGTTCGGGTGTAAGGCTTAAATTGTCGGCAAAAGAAAAGAACCAATACCGCCAATTCGGTACAGGTTCTTCGGTAAGCTCCGCCGTAATCTCTGGAGGAACATCATTTTCATATTTTTTAAAAGGACGGGAGCGGTTGACAAACTCCTTATACACAGGCAGGCTCGGATCATCGGGATTCAGCGTTGCAAGCATATAGTCATTACGGGTTGACATCTCTCGGATAAACTCGATATCGGCGGTGTTGATTTCGTCAATATAAACGCACCCAAACTGCGCACCGAGAACCATTTCCCACTTATCCCGACTGCTGTAACCGAGAATATAGATAATTTTGTCCTCAAACTTGATATGCGGCAGCTTGTAATCCTTGTCGCCGTTGCCACAGTAAACTGCGTTACGGTGCAGGTCGAGAATACCGTTATCCTGCTGAATAATGGTTTCTTCGGCTTTACCTGTTGTCTTGGCGGCAATTGCGTGTATCTTCTTTTTACTTTGCGACACCATTCGCATAAACTTAACGCCTGCTCCGACGGTAGTTTTGCCGGACGCTGTAGTGCCTTCAAGAAATTCAGCCGACACATTTGTTGTGTTGATAAAGTCGATATACTTTTGTGACAGCGGAAATTTGTTACTCACTCAGTCCCTCACCGCCCAACTGTCTGAACACATCGGATAGCTTTTCGGACTGCTCAACTTTCGCATCAACCTTAACGGTGTATTCGCCCGTCATCTTGTTGAGCGTGTCAATCGCCCTGATTCTGTCGGAGGTGTCCTGCCCGTCATTCCTTGCAATGTCGGACAAAGCAACCTGTCTGTCCTTTGCACTCATAATGCGCTCGTCCTTGAGCTTATCGGAAAGCTCCTTGATGTATTTTGAAACTCCAACATTCTCCAACAATTCATATGCTCTTGCGTTTGCGTAATTTTCTGAATATCCTGCCTGTATCGCACTCTGAACGGTGTTACCGCTCTGCGCATAATATTCCGCAAACTTCCTCTGCCTTGCATTTAATTTGTCTTTCACGGTATCACCGCCCTTTCTTTTCCCTCACAACACAAAACCGCCCACAGCTGGAACTATGAGCGGTCTGTGCAATTTTTATCTTAGGAGAGTTCTACATATGTCCTGTTTGTCAAACTTTCATAATACCATTATACGCAGGGTGAGGGTGACATTCAATGACATTCCAAAATAATTTTACGAGAAATCGAACTTTTTTCGGAACGCCTGTAACGCTTCGCCGTGCAATCTCAGAGTATGCCTTACGCTCATTTCCATACTCTCGGCAATATCCTCCCACCTCTGACAATTTATGTAATACTCGGTCAAAATTGCAATGTAACGGTAATCGTCAAGTGCGTTGATTTTACTGCGGATTTCAGTTTTCAACCGCACAAGATTGTCAATTTCCCGATTGATTTCAGCCTGAAGGTCTGCAATCCTGTCAACAATCCGCATAGGGTCATTCACTCCCGATGTCTTAACAGGCTCGTTCTGCTTAACCGATACCTGTGCAATATTCAGCCTAAGTTTCGACAGCTCGTGTTCCTTCGTTCTGATCAGCTTATCCGAAACCCTGACCGAATATAAATAATCTTTAACTGTCAATCCGTATCACGCTCCTGTTTCATTTTTGCACCGCAATAGGGACAATATGGATACAAATCAATGTCCTCGTAAAAAGTGAGAAAGTTGCCACACTCAGAACATAAATAATTTGCATAACCGACACCCTCGCTGTCATATTCCCAACTTCCGTGCTTAATCTCTTGCATATCACACACGGTTGCTTCGTTGGGTTTACTACCGTCAACTTCGATAATATGCTTAACTGTTTCGGCATTTCGTTTTGAATTAAAGTATATCGTGTTTACACTACCGTCTGCGAACGGTATATCCAAAGCATAATCACCACAAAAATCACGGATTTTTAATTCTTTTTCAATCATCGCTCTTCACCGTCCTCAATAGGAATAGGCTGATTCCAGCATTCAATGCAGGTTTTTCTACAATCATGCTTATTCATCAGCCCTAAGTCATACGGACAAACTGAATTAGGGATTCCATCACCATTGACTACTGCACGGGGATAATTCTTCAAGAACTCCGTAACAAATGTCTTTTGCGGATGCTCGTTGCTCCACCTCTGTACAACCTTAACCGCCTTTTCAGGGTAATACGTTTCAAAAGTTGTACAGCTCATATCTTCAGATGTACCGTTGTTATCACTACACAAAGGACAGTCACTACACTTAGTTTTGCATAATCCATTCTTTGTCCTTTTCGTCATTCTTCGCTTTTCAGCGAAATAATTCTCTGTTTTTGAACAATCAATCATTTTCTTCACCTCTCAACGATTTGGCAATTCTTTGTTGGTTCTTGCGGATAAGGTCATTTATGTTGCAGAATAAATAATATGTCAACCCTCTTATCTCTTCTATATCATCTGTGACCATAATGCGATTGAGTTCACCGTCAATCATATCACGGGTGTTATTGATTTCCTGTCTGAGTTTCATTTCTATCACTCTCCTTTAATTTTTCGGTTATTCTTTTGGTTAAGCCGTTTTCGTTGGTTAGGCATTCTAAGGCTTGGAGGGCATTGATTACGGTTTGCTCGTTGGTTTGGGACTGATACATCTTACGGACGAAGTCGGCGCTTTTCTTTACATTATCCATAATTCTTTGTGAGAGCATACGGTATTCGTCTGCGTCGTTTCTGTCACGCTTATACTCCGTTCTGAGCTTGTCCTGCCATTCAAGGCAGATGTTTATGTCCCAGCCTTTATGACGGTTGTTGTAGCCGACCTTTGCAAGCCTTGAAAAGTATTTATATTCGGGGGGCGGAAAGGATGAGTAATCAAGCTGACCGTCAATTGCTTTATCCTCAAGCTGTTCAAACACCTGTGAATTTTTAAAATCATATTTCTTCATATTACCTCTTTCGGAGGGTAGTGGAGGGTTTGGGGCTATTTTAAAGAACCCTTTCTATATATATAATACCCTTTCTATATATATAATATTAGTTTATTTTTCTTATACGAAAGGTTAGAAAAACCCGTAAACCCTCCTCAAGCTACCACACTAACAATCTTTATAAATTGAAATTCCGTTGAAATAATTGAAATTTCTTCCCTTTACCTTTTCAAATCGTTTGGCAAGCTCGGTGCTGAATTTGGTATTTGACATACAATATTCGTTGTTATCCCCTGCCCAGCTTGTATAGGCAGCATAGAGCGTGCTTGCCTGAACCGAACCCTCTAACACACATCTGTCCTCGATAAAGGCGGAAATGACATCCATTTCACGCTTGTACTCTCTCACGCTCTGAAGAACGGCAGACGGCATTTTCAAGCCCTCCTTCTGCCACAGAATACAGCCGTCAATGCACCATTTGAAAATTGCGGTCATTTCGGCTTTGAGCTTATGCGTAAGGTTCTTATCAACCTTATCCTCGGGAATCTGAACATTGAACGGTATCATGTGTATTCTTCGCCATATGCCCGTGTCGGTGCCTCTGATAATCGGTTTATGGTTTGTCGCCATCCACAGCTTAAACTCGGGCTTGAACTCAAATTCCTCGCTGTACAGCTTTCTTGCCGTTACGGTATCGTCACCCGTAAGCTGTTTGAGAAGTCCCTCATTAATTCGCACGCCCTCGTTCGGCTCAACCGAGGTGACAAGTCTTGCGCCCTTTAACCGTGCAATGTCGCTGTTTATGGCACTGCTCTGCGAGTTTCTTACCATAATTGTTTCAGGCTGAATGTTTGCGGCATAATCGCCGAATACATCACGGATAACATCAATGAATGTACTCTTGCCGTTTCGTCCCGTGCCGTAAAGGAAGAATGCGCATTGCTCGGCTGTTGAGCCTGTCAGACTATAACCGACCGCCTTTTGAATGTAGCGAATAAGCTCCTTATCGCCTGCAAAAATATCATCAAGAAATGCAAGCCAACGGGGACACTCTGCCGTTTGAGAGCAGTCAACCGAAGTTATCTTTGTGAAATAATATTCGGGATTATGCGCCCTCACTTCGCCGTTTTTAAGGTTGATTATTCCGCTTGGGGTATTTAATGCCATGCGGTATTTATCCATTTGTGCCGGAAGCACGGGGATATGATGTTCAACCTCGTTGAGCATTGCTTTTTTTGACTTATTGGAGCGGCTTGCTTTCATATGCTTTTCAAATGCTTTCGACATATCTCCGCCGCTTTCCTCATCAGCCTGCAAGTATAGCTTTGCCTCGGCTTTCATAGCCTCAACGCTCTTGTCTGCCATTCTTAACACAACTCCGATATTGTCAACACACCACTTCATAGAATTGTAGTAGTACCATTTTTTCTCTGTATAACAATACCTTACATTATCACCGAATAAATCAACAAACCTGTCAGCATTGCCCATATCGTCAAAGGTGTAGGCACGCATTTTTTCTTCATCAACCGCTTGAACAGCCTTGCCGTCACCGATTGAAATTGAGTAATCGTTATGCTGTTTTGGGTTATAGGTCTGCGTACAGCCCGACACAGCCTTTTGCAGGGTTATAATGCCGTAGGTTGTACCGGACTGCTTTCTGTCCCACTTATCACGCATTAAACCTGATTGTCTGAAAATCGAATCCATCTTGTCGGTATCGCAACCGCACCAGAACGCAAGCATATTGCAGAATGCCATATCAGCCTCGCTCTGTGACGCATAAGCCGAAAAGTCACCGCTGTATAAGGCTCTGAAAAGATTGCCGTTTTTGGCATTGCAGGCAGCCCTTACGATATCGTCAACCGTATTGAGATTAACCTCAATGTTACGGAGCTGTGGCTGTGGCTCTGTTGCCTTGCCGAGATATTTTGAATGCAGCGGCTTTATGCTTTCGGTGCAATCGTTTATGTACGCATATGCAGAGCAGTAATCACCTGTCACAACAAAGAATCTGCCGTTTTCGTACATTTCAAAACCGCCAGAATCATTTTTCGACTTTCTTCTGCCCTCGGGAAGAGTTCCCTTGCAGATTATATGAACGCCTGTCTTGCTCTGCGAAAATTCGGTGTAGCTCTGCAAAGTGTTCACGAACTCGCTGATTATGTTGTCAGCTCCGCCGTTTTGGTAGTCCTGAATGTCATTCGGCATATCGTCAAGGTCAACACCGAAGAACGGTGAATTTGAGAACATAAAGCCTATGCCCGAATATTTGACGGATTCTCTGACTGCCGTTTCAAAGTCTGACCAAGTGTCCGAGTTATTCGGCATTGCAAAGCCACCCGTTCTTGGATTTATCGGTTTCTTTGAAATTCCGCTGTGCGATTTCGGATCGGGATATGACTGCCAGCACACCCAGTTTTTATAACCTTTCAATTCCTCGGGAACTGCAAAATATTTATTTTTATTTGGGTTTAAATTTGTAAAGCCCATTTTTTCACCTCCATATATGGGTATAAATACGGTGAAAATTGCATTGTTTTATGCAATTTCCGAAGAAAATTTTTTGAAATCAGAACGGTAAATCATCGTCAATCGGCATATCAACAAAGCCCTGATTTGCTGTCTGTGCAGGCGCATAACTCTGCTGTGGCTGTGCATAGGCTGTTGCCGTTGAACTCTGCGACTGCTTGAAGGTATGCTTTACTGTCGGATACTTTGTAGGATTGAGCCAGCTTACTCGCTCTTGCATTTTACCGTTGTATTCTTCGTGCTTAACGGTTACACGAACAGGCTTTTTCACAAGCTCACCGAGGAACTGTTCAAGGCTGTCATAGTCCTTGCCGTCGGGAAGTCCTGCCGCCTTGCCGAGAGCCATAACCTGATTAAAGCCGTATCCGTTTACCTGCATATCGTTCTCGGTCGGTTCTCTGCGTTTCCACAAGGTATGGAAGATATAACCGTTTTTGTACCCCTGCTCAACATCGTTTCGGATAACGAACGAAATGTTCAGGCAGGTTTTTTCCTCGCCTTTTGAATTAGTGTAGTCACGCTCCTCTGCCTTTGCTATAAGACACTCATAATCGCCCTCGGGCTTGAGTGAATCAGGCTGTGCCGCCTCGCTCCAATTTGCTTTAAATCCCATAATTTTACTCCTTTGTAATTAACTCTATCGCCTCATCGGCACTTCTGCATACTCCTGCAATAGCGCCGTTGAGCCTCATTATTTGTATAAATTTCTGTTGTTTTTCGGTAGGTCTGCCCTTGGGAGTTTTAACCTCGATAAAGACTGCTCTTCCGTCTGATTTTCTGACACCGAACAAATCCGAAAATCCGGGCGGAACTCCCGTATTGAAATATCTGCCGTCCTTTGTAAAGCCTGCACCTACATTTATACGGAAAATATCGCAGTACGGTGCAATTGCAATACGGATTTTGTTCTGAATTGCGTGTTCTTCTGTCAAGCTATCATACCTCTCTTTCGTGCCTGAAAATATGCCCAGCCTGTTTTGTAGCCGTGGCTTTTTGCGTATGCAAGCAAGTCCGCATAGCTGTGGCAATCATCGGGTGTGCTGAAATCAAGCTTGAATCCCTCAACCTTAATGAGCTTTGCGGTGGTATCGGTTTCAACGGTTCTTTCGGCTGTCGGGAATACATAACCGCAATGCGGACACACGGCTTTCTGCCCTGCCGGCGGTGCTGAAAATGTAAAGAAACATTCGGGACATTGTCTGACCTTTTCCTCCTGCTCCTTTTCGATTTTTTTAACACTCAGCTTTTTGCGTTTTTCAAGCGTCCATTCTCGGTCGTCATCAGGCATTCCGTGCCTTGCATAGTTGCCCACATGGTCAATAATTACAGCCCTTTTGTTTGGCTTATAGCGCATACATCGCATTGACTGCTGAATGTAAAGCGTAAGGCTGTGAGTAGGTCGGAGCAGAATTGTACATTCGCAGTCGGGCACATCAAAGCCCTCTGAAATCAAATCCACATTGCAGAGAATTGTAATTTTGCCGTTTCTGAAATCGGCTATAATCTGTTCTCTCTGTGCCTTTGGAGTAGCTCCGTCAATATGCTCGGCTGAAATTCCTGCGTCACGGAATGCCTTCGCTGTTGCAAGACTGTGCTTTACCGAAGAACAGTAACAGACGGCTTTCTTACCGTCTGCAAGCTGTTTGTAATATTTGATAACATCACCGAACACCGTGTTTTTAATCATTGCCTTTTCAATGTCGGCGGTGACATACTCGCCCATTTTGGTGTGTAAACCCGTAAGGTCGGCAACGCTCGGCGCATAGTAATCATACGGGGCAAGGCAGTTATGCTCAATTAGCCATTTTGTACTCACCCCGATTATGAGCTTATCGTTGACATCGCCCAAACCGTCACCGTTTAATCGGACAGGTGTTGCGGTGACGCCAACCCTCGGAACATCTGAAAAATATTCGTAGATACGCTTGTAACTTTGTGCAAGGCTGTGATGATTTTCGTCTGTGATGATAAGTGCAGGTTTTGGCAGTTTCTTCAATCTTCGTGTAAAGGTCTGCACCATACCGATTTGGCATAAATCCATAAGCACACCCCAGCGGACAAAGGTTCTGAATATTTGGTCAACAAGCTCTCTCCTGTGAACAAGGAACAGCACTCGTTTCCCGTTCCAAGTTGTTCGTCTTGCAATTTCTGCGACAATGCAGGACTTTCCGCCGCCGCAACCGAGAACTATACAGGGAGCTTTGTAACCCTCTCGCCAAGCCTGTCTTACCTGTTCAACAAGGTCATTTTGATACGGTCGAAGTTGCATTGTCTGCACCCTCTCTCTGCTTTTCCTGTTTCTTCTGCTTTATCAGCTTTGCGACACACTGCATACAGAGCTGTCTGCCGTAATTTTTGGTTGTGCCGTCAATGATCTGTTTAACGGTGCGTTTACCGTCCGAAAGTATCGGTGCTTTGCACTCATCACAATACTGTTCGGGTTGCATTGAATAGTATGTTCTCAATGCTTCATCAACAATTTTAAGGTCATTTGATATGTACATTGAATCAAACAAGCCTATCGGACTTTTACAGGTATCGTTACCGTCCGTTTGTGTTGCAAAAAGATACTTGCCGTCAACGACAACAGTTTTTAAAACCGTGGTAAACATTCCCTCGACCGAGATTTTTTCGTCAAGCAACTTGCCGATTGTTTTAGCTTTCTGTCTGCCGTTTTCGTCGGTTTCAATATGGCTGAGAAAATAAACAATCGTGTCATTCGGGAGAGTTTCAACCTCTTTCACAAGCTCCCAAAAATTTTTACCGATATCGGTAAACTTCTGAAAGCCTGTTTCCTTGGCTCTTCTCATATACTCGTTAGCCATGAGATACTGTGCGTCATCAACTGCAATCGACTTGCATTTCTGCTTTTTGATAAAGTCCTCAATATCAATGTAGTTATCGGAATTGATTGAAGAAGTAAATTTGGTTCTGAACGGAAGTGATTTTCCGTTCACATTTACAAGAGCAAGTTCATTTGCTTTGAAATTTCTTAAAGAGGCAGATTTTCCGCTGCCTGAATATCCTAAAACCAATACAGGTAATCCCATAAATAACACCTCACTTAATACTTAATGACTGCTTTGATTCCATATGGACGAAGGGGATTTCTTCGCCCTTTTTGCAGAGAGCCTTGACATCATTCTTTTTCACTTCGGGCATATTGTACTTTAAGAGGTGGTCAAGATTGTGTTCCTCCGCCCACTCAACAAATGAAATTTCATCATCAATAACAAGGCTCGGAGCGTTCTTTTTAAGCGACATAACCGCTCTCGGCATATCAATCTTCTGTCTGCCGAGCGCCTGCATTGACTTAAACAGATAGGTTTTAAGGCTCTCCGCCTGTTTTTCTTTTTGTGACTGTCTTTTTGCAATTGCCGCCTTTTCGGCTTTAAGCATTTTAGCCTCGGCAAGAAGCTGTTTGTAGTAGATTGCAATGCTCTCGGCTTTCTCGTCAAATTCGCCCTCAATGCCCGTGAGAGTATCGAACCACGCTGTCAACATCTTGTTGCGGTATGCGTCCACATTGGCAATAATATTACCGTCATCATCAATCGGCATTCCGTCTGCATTCGTATCAGGTTCCCATTCGTTGATAGCGTCAAACTGATTAAATAAATCCGAGTACATCTCGGTAAGCTCATAAAGTTTCATTGTTGCTCCCCCTTAAAGATTTATGTTTTGTGTGGCAAGCGCCTCTATTAAATGTTCAACCTTGCCCTTGAAAAATTCCTTCTCCTGTGACTGCTTGGCAAAATCGAGCATACGGACAAAGCTGTCATATGCGATTGAAAAATAAGCCTTGAAAACATCCTTGTCATCCGATGAACCGTCAGCCGTCTGAACATTTTGCAGTCTTTCTTCGTACTCCTCTTTCTGTTTGCGAAGAGCCTCCTGCTTTTCGTCCTCAAGCTGTTTTCTGACGATTTTTTCATTATTGCGATACTCCGCTTCGAGCTCGTCATAATGCTTAATGTTCTCTCTTTCCAAAGCCTTAATCGTTTCGTTAAGTCTGCGTTCATTGTCGCTCGGCTCTGCAACGGCAACTTCGATAGGACGGCTTTCAAGCTCCTGAACTTTATTCGTCAGCTTGAAATTTTTGTTCTTTTCCTCTGCAAGCTGATTTTCAATATTGCGATAGCTTTCTTTTGAAGTGTCCGCCTGCTGCTTGTAATAGTCGGCGTCTTTCTTAGCGTTATTGAGCTGTCTGCAATAGTCAATGCTCTTGTCGGTTGCCTCCTGCTTTTCAGCTTTAAGGCTGTCAATTTCAGCCTTTAACTGCTTGACCGTTGTGTTTTCAAGGTCAAGTTTTTCGGCGATTTCAGCCTGTTCGGGTTCGCTTATGGTAGCGAGCAAAGCAAGTTTTGTAACACCTAAATGTAAACTCGAGTTTACATTTTGAGTGTTT